ACGATCAATTAACAGATATTTTATTAGGATTTACACCACATAAATTAGGAGGACAATTACCAATACATTAAAATAAATGTCAACAATATTCAGGTCATATTTCAGTAAAAACAATACACTGGTTAATACCAATTATAGTAACAACTCACAAAATCCAGTTGCTGAAATCATGTATGGAGGTAGCTTCGATACTGTCCCAAGTGGCACTACCTCTGGACTTGTTACCCGATTTATATTTGATATTGATCTTACCAATTTACTGGCAGGAATTGAAAACGGATATTATTTAAGAAGGAATATAAACAAACACATTTTACATTTAACCAATACAATAAAATATGCCCCCCAATTCATAGGAAAAGATGTTTCAACGTTAAGATATCCACAGCCCGTTCTTGGAAATGATGCTTTTTCTGGTAGTATACAAAGAGCATCTGGATTTAGACTTGAACTTTTTAAACTTAATAAGGATTGGTCTGAAGGAAATAAATATGACTTATTGATATATCCAAATGTTAACATTTTAGAAAATGACCAGGTATCCAATTGGGGATATGCCAATCTTAATGATCCTTGGAATGTATATGGTGCATATACTGGCAGTACGGAAGTTATTGGTTATCAAGATTTTTCCAATGGAAGCGAAAATTTGGATGTGGACATAACAGATTATATAAATTCTGTCATTGATGGCAATAGCACATTATATGGCATAGGTGTAAAATATAGTGACATTATTGAGTCAGGAACAACAAAAAACGTATATACGGTTGCTTTTCATGCGCAATACACAAACACATATTACAATCCATATCTTGAAACGCAATTCAATGATGTTATAACGGATGATAGAAGTTGTTTTTATTTAGATAAAACTAATAATTTAATACTATCATTAAACAATCCAACTGATACCGTGGTTGTTAACAGTGTAAAGATACGAGATTATAAACATAATATAATTGATTATATTTCTGGAACAACTGTAACAAATTGTTCTCAGGGCGTTTATGGGATAACCTATCGGGTATATTCAAACACATATCCCGACGCAGTAATATTTCAGGATGAATGGTATCTAACCATAAATGGCGTTGACACCGTAATTTATAATAAATTTTATTTAAAATCTTATGCCGAATATGTTAGCGAAACAAACCAAAATGTTGGAAATTATTACATTAACGTCACTGGATTACGTGAGAATGAACAAATAAAACAAGGAATAAAAAAAAGAATAAAACTAAAAATCAAAGAGTTGTATAAATCAGATAAGAATAATCTAAATTTTGAATATGGCATTTTTACTGAGGTTGGCAATCAATGGGAAATTGACGTTATACCATTTACGGCAATTAATAAAATAAACAAAATATATTTTATTGATATAGATACGACCTGGTTGATTCAGCAAGATTATTATTTTAAAATTCGGCAAGTATCTAATGGGAACACCGAAATAAAAAATATTATAAAGTTCAGTATAATTTAAAATTTGCCGTATTTATTATTGCAATATTGAAAAATATTATTTACTTTTGCTGAGAACAAACAAACTATAGCATAACAACCGAAACTGACTAAACAAGAAACTGAATAAATAAAAACTGAATAAATAAATAATTGTTAATTTTTAAAAACTGTAAAAAATGGAAAAGAACATTGATGAATTGAAAAAAATGTTTGCTGATTATCAAAAAGGACAATCGCAAAAGAACTCCCAAAAACTAAACAAAAGCGAATTACTGACCAAGTATTTTGTACCAAAAGCATCCAAAGAAATTTTTAGAATTTTACCGTATAAAGGAAAGCTTTTTTATGATAAAGCATTTTTTCACACTGTAACATTGAATACTCTCAAAGGATTATTAGATGGCGTAAAAGTATATTGCCCAGCGCATAATGATGCACCTGTACAAAAGGTTGACAAATATGGTGAGTTAGAATTTGATCTGAACGGGAAGCCAGTAATGGCGCCATCACCATGTCCTCTTTGCGACACATATAAACGCGAGATAGTAAAGCAAGATTTATCTATTAAGTATATTAAGGTGGCGAATATGACTCCTCAGCAACTTAAAATAAAAGAAAATAACGATAAAATTTTTGTTAACGCATCTAGGTGGGAAGCTAAGGAATTTTATATTGTAAAAGGGATTGACAAAGGCCAAGAAAAAGATGGTACAAAATTTTGGAGATTTAAACACAATTACAAAAGGCAGGGCGTTTTGGATAAATTAATGCCTTCGCTTGAGGATTTTGTACAACTTAATAGTGTTGATTTTGCTGATCCAGAAAAGGGAACAGATATTACTATAACTACTGGCGAAAGCGAATTTAAAGGGCAGGTATATACAACAGTATCAGCCATAACCACAAGAGGGCAATCCAAACTTCATCAAGATAAATTGATTGCCGAACAATGGCTCAATGATACAACAACTTGGAGAGATGTATTTAAACCTAAAAGTGCGTTGGGTATCACACCGTATCAATATCTTGAATTAGTGCTGGAAGGCAATAATCCTTATTTCGATGATACTGATCAAGGAAATAAACATTGGGTATTTCCAAATCATCCAGAGTTGTTAGCGCTTGCTGAAAGTTTGAAAAAGGAAAGAAAAGAGGCCGAACTTGAAGAGTTTGAATACGCCTCAGATATTGATGAGGTTAGCATATCAAATGTTACACATCGTGATGTTGGAACATATACAGATCATTCTGTTAATGTTGGTGCGGAACTTGAAAACGAAGTCAAAGAAACAGAACCTGAAGCGAGAGAGTCTGCTGAAAATTTTGACGATCTGCCATTTTAACTTGGAATTATTAACAGGGGGCGACTTCATTGTCGCCCCTTATTTATGTAACTAAAAAAATATATGAAAATAGAAGAAGATAGTGTACCTGAAAACGTAAAAATAAACAGAAAACCCACACAAAAAAAAGAATTTTCGCTAGCTAACTACAAAAAAAGCGCTGGCCTTGAAGACGTTCCCGACAAACCCTTAGAATGGATAAAATGCGATGATGCCCTTGAATATGTTACTGGACTTCCAGGTTTTGCAAAGGGATATGTAAATTTGTGTCGCGGCTATACCAATACAGGAAAATCTACAGCAATATCTAAAGGGATTGTAAATGCCCAAAAGATGGGACTATTACCAATCATAATTGATACTGAAAATAATATAGGAAATAGCCGATTGGAACTTATGGGTTTTGATTGGTCTGCCGACCATCTTATGATTGACAATGAGTATTTATTGGAAAATTTTGGAAAAGCTCAGGACAAGGCTAGGGGTGAGGCGTCTATTGAAGACTTAGCTAAGTGTGTTGCTCATTTTTTAAATGAACAAGCGATGGGCAGATTACCATATGAGCTAGTTTTTGCGATTGATTCAATAGGAACCTTAAATTGTATAAAAACAATTAATGCCCAAGAAAAAAATGATACCGATAATAATATGTGGAATGCTGGCGCCTATGAAAAAGCATTTATGTCGTTGTTAAACAACACTATACCCAATAGCAGAAAAATTAACAAGGAATATACTAACACAATTATTGCCGTTCAGAAAACTTGGTATGATTCGATGAATAAAGTCATTAAACACAAAGGCGGTGAAACGTTTTATTACGGCTCAAGACTTATATATCATTTTGGCGGCATTATTTCCCATTCAACAAAAAGAGTTACAGCTACCAGTAAAAAACGAGAGGTTACCTATGGCATTGAAACAAAGGTAAATGTTGGAAAAAACCAAGTTGATGGGCCATTGGGAGGTATTTCTATGGAGGGCGGAATAATATCTGTTCCTCATGGATTTGTAACTCCTCTTGAAATTGAAACGTACAAAAAGAAAAACATTTTGTATTTTAGGAATATTTTTAACGATAATACCATAAATGCTGAAGATATTTCATTTGACACCAGTGAAATAACAGATAGATCCGATGACTAACATTTAAACAAGCTGATTGGCAAGCAATAATTGTGTTGTTTACCGATTGCCTTTACATATTAAACATTATATGAATACTCGAACTTTATTGGTTGATAGTAATGCTTTGTTAAAAAGATCATATTTTGGAGCAAAAGATGCTTATACTGATAAGTTTGGCCATATTGGAGGATTATATAGTTTTTTTACAAGTGTTCGTAAATTAATAAAAGAACATAAAATAAACAAAGTTGTTTTAGTATGGGATGGCCAAAATGGCGGTATCTATAGGTATAATATAGATCCTGAGTATAAAATCAACCGAAAAGATAAAAGTTGGTCAAAAAGAATCGAACTAACAGACGCAGAAATAAAAAAGGAACAAGAAAAAGATGAATCAATTTTAAAAAATAAAAAAAGAATACAACAATATGCTGAAGATTTATTTTTACGTCAAATAGAGGTTGATGAAATTGAAGCTGATGATATTATTGCTGCTTATTGTTTAAGAAACCATAAAAAAGAGGATATTTATTTATCAACAAACGACAGGGATTTTATTCAGCTTTTGGATTTAGGAATTACAATAATATTTGCAAATTTACAACAACCCGTTACTAAAGCTAATTTTTTTTATGATTTTAATTATCATTATTCAAACGGTTTAATTATTAAAATTATTTGTGGCGATCCTTCTGACGATATTGCAGGCATAAAAGGAATAAAGGAAAAGACTCTTATAAAACATTTTCCAGACATTAAGTTTAGAACATTGACTGTTCGCGAAATTTGTCAAAGAGCTGATGTTATTAATAAAGAAAGAATTCAGAACAAACAAAAACCATTAAAAATATTCGAAAATTTGTTAAATAATGTAAAACGACTTAAATTAAATTACAGACTAACCAATTTATTTACACCAATATTAAATGACCAAGCAATCGAAGATATAGAACAATTGGATATGCCATTATCTCCAGAAGGCAGAGGATCTAAAGGTTTATATAAAATGATGCTTGAGGATGATTTTTTAAGTGTTTATGGCGGTAAGTTCACCGATTATATAGAGCCATTTTTTACTGTAATCATGTATGAACAACAAATATATGAGAATTATAAAAAAAATGTGGGAAACGCCGAGTAAAAATAGTTGCAAATCCAACTTTTATTAATTAGTTTTGTAATACCCAAAAATATATCCTTATGAGTAACGATAATGATCCAGGCAAAATTTTTAAATTTTCACTATATCAGGGGGAAATTTTATTATGCGAAAAAATTATAGATCCATTGGACTTTAGTCCAGAAGCCAGATATCCGATAAACATTAGAAACATACTACCAAAATCAATAAATTTATTACAGAAGGTATTATCTAAAAGATATTACGAAACGTTCGCGTATGTTGGTAGCGAATCGTATTATGATTTATTTGGATATAATAACAGCATTCTTGACAGTTTTAGTCCAGATATTAAACAAGACCTTATTTATAATCCAGATTATGCTACATTTTCTTATTTTGATACGGTGGCAAATGAGGAGAGGGTTGTAAAAGGAGTTCCATGCAGGATAGGTTTTTATGCGAATGATAAGCCTATTGTAGAAAGAGTTTTTTATGTTAATGGATTTAATCCGATAGCTCGGTATTCAACAGATATTGTGGATGCTGTTTCATCAATTACCGATGAAATTTATAAGCATTTAAAAAATTTGGATATGGAGTACATGACCCGTGAGTATGAGTCTCAGTATCGCGAGTTGGTAATATAAAACACTTAACATATATTTAACAACATAAGTTATTAATTTTTGTATTTAATACGGAATTAATAACTTTTTTATAATACTTATGATGGATAGCGACTATACGTTTAGCAGTTACTTAGGCCCAGAGTTTCAACAGCATTTAATGTGGCAATTATTGGTTGAACCTGAATTTGCAGTAAAAACAATACCACAATTAAATTCAATGTATTTCGATGACCCATCAATGAAGCGATTGTTTATTATTATTACTGAGTATTTTAATGATTATGGAAAACCACCAAATTTGCAAAATGACACTATTAATTTAGCCATCAATAAATATAAGTCCCGAAACAACATTCTTGAAGAAGAAATGCTCTTTTCGGTTATAAAAAGAATAAAAAATTGGAATGAGCGTATATTAAATAGAGATATTGATCATAACGGGTATATAATACAATCAGAAACAATCAGTTTTATAAAACAGCAGGAATATCGGAAAGTTGGCGAATATATATTGAGCGAAGTAAAAAATGGAGGAATCCGAGAAAAAACAGTTTTGGCTAAAATTGAAGAAAAATTTCAACAGGTAGCCAATATAGGGGATGGGGATTATTACGGAACAGAAGTTCTTGAAGATATTGATAATGTTTTAAAGAGAGAATTTAGAGAAACAATTGCCACAGGCGTTGTAGTTTTGGATGGTTTAACTGGAGGAGGACTTGGTAAAGGTGAGATTGGATTAATACTTACACCTAGCGGGGTTGGCAAAACCACCTTGTTAACAAAAATTGCCAATGAAGCCTACGATGACGGAAAAAATGTATTACAAATAATATTTGAAGATACTCCAGAACAGATAAAAAGAAAACATTATGCTATTTGGTCTGATATAGCATTAAGCAAAATGGATGAACAATTTTTAGAAGTAAAAGAGAAGTGTATTAAATATGTAACAGAAGATAGAAAATTTAAAACTGGAAGACTTGTTATTATGCCTTTCAGCCAAGAGAATACCACTATGATGGATATTCGAAATTTCATAACAAGATACGAAAAAAAATATTATACTAAATTTGATATAGTTGTTTTGGATTATTTGGACTGCCTTGAACCAAATAAAAAATCTGTTGATAGGAACGAGGGTGAGTTACAAATAGTTAAATCATTTTTAGCTCTTGCATCTGATTTAAACATCCCTGCGTGGTCGGCAATACAGGCAAATAGAACTGGACTAGAGAGTGAATTTGTGGAAGCCAGTCAGTCGGGCGGAAACATTAAAAGACTACAAAAAGCACATTTTTATATGTCTATCGCAAAACCACCTACCATGAGGGAAGAGAATGTTGCAAATATTCGAATAATAAAAGCACGCTTTGCTAAAGATGGACAAACATTTAAGAATTGCATATTTAATAACGACACATTACAAATCATAATTGATGATAGCGATTATCAACATAAATATAGTAAAGGGCGAAAAAAATACGGGGATGAGGAGGCGATAAAATTATATGAAAAAACACATAAACAATCGGCAAGTCAGTCTGATATTTTTATGGCCGCAACTCAAGAAGTTGATAAAAGCATAGCCGTAGGTGATATAATTGTTTCAGATGACGAAACCGAACTTATTGGCAAACAAGTGCTTATTGAAATAGAAAATATTGATAATTCCGTTGGCGGTGGAGTTTTTGAGGTTGAGTGGGACGAAGAACCATTAGATCTACCAAATGATGTTAATATTTATTTAGAGGAAACTAGAAAAGAGCAACATATTATGAAAGAGAACACCAAATAATAATTTTTATGTATTTATATATAAATATTAGCTATGAA